ATCATAAATGGATAACCTCAACGTCCTCGTTGAAGCCAAGCGTGAATATTTGGGACAATTGTCTCATTTGATGTGTCCAGTTATGATCGAGACATTTGATAAGATTTTTGAAGAGGCGTACACCATGTCCAAGGGTCGTAAAGTTCTTATCATGTTCCAAAAGCTTCTGAAAGAAGTCCCTAACTGGAACGAAGGCATGTCTAAACAACACACGGATAATATCGCAAATAGATGTGCGTGGTTTAACGATCTTCTCGCCGCGGTGTTTGTGAGTTGTGTAAAAATTCTTTCTTCGGTTCGTCTTGGTAAAGACAATAAGAAAATTTCCCTCAAATTGCCCACGAATGAGACATTTATCCAAACGTGTTACAATAACATCGCCAAAGACATCTACAAAGATCCATATATATTTACCGAAAGTCAAAATGAACATTTGCGCGATGAAAAGTTGTTTCAGCGTTTCAGTACCGTGATCGAGGCATCTGTGCGTGAACTCATCCCAGTTCAACAAATCCTCCAAACGTATATGAACAATGAATCAGAAGACATAGATGTCGGTGGAGAAGCTGAAGATACCGAAGACCCCGAATTCGTTGATGAATACCAAGAACCAGCTCCCGAACCACAGCCGGAAGCGGAACCTGAACTCGAACCACAAGCGGAACCCGAACCCGAAGTGGAACCACAGTCGGTGGAAGAAGAAAGTTCTCCATTTGATAACGAATTTAAAACAATTTCTACAACAGATCAACCACCAATGCAAGAAGTCGAAGAGGAAGACGAAGAGGAAGACGTGTTATTCCCAGACGCATCTGAAACCCGTGCAAAAAAAGTTGGCTATAATTAAATGGAGTTCGAGGACTATCTAAGAGATCCAGCATGGGCCGCCATAATAGCAGGTATAATCACAGCTGGATATATACATCTTAAATCGAAGCTTAATAATGAAGGAAAGCTTCCGGCAAGTGCTTATTCGAAACCAGCCTTTTTAAATGCAATTCTCGTTTTTTTCATAGTATCAAATGGTATAGGAGGTAAAGAGACCATATCAACAGAACCATTCGCTTAAAGATAATGTGACTATTGTTTATAGTAAACATGAGTTCCGTATCTGCGTTCAATGATATGATGGGCCAATTTCTTGCGGAACTTCACAAGACGTTTCCAGAAGAAAAGGGTATCAAAAAGTGTATGTCGGGCTTCGAAATTATGCGAACGTCCAATCCGAGACTTGTCATCGATGGATTCATGGCGGGTGTCACACCATTTGCCGATAAGATTTCTGCGAAGGACGATACTTTCTTCCTCAATGAAGCGAAGAATCTTGAATTCTTGAAGGACATTAAACTCGAAGAAAAATGGGCGTCTGTGTCTCAACAGACGAAGGATGCAGTGTGGCAATACATTCAAACCCTGTATATGTTGGGTACGACCATCAGTTCCATTCCAGAAGACACCCTTTCTATGATTGAAAAGGTGGCGAAGGAGTGTGCCGATAAGCTCGAAGGTCAAGAGGGTGGTATCGACGAAGCCGCCCTTATGAAGACCATGCAGGGAATGCTCGGGGGTATCTTGAAAAAATAAAACTACTATATATTAAATGAGCTCTTGGTTTAGAGACCCTAAACATCTCGTTGATGATAAAAAGATACTTGAATTTTGGCCAACGAATATTCAAACCCCAGCGGAGCGTGTGAACGCTGGTTCAAGATTTATAATATACGCCACGTGTATTCACTATCTGATAAAGCGTGACGTACGAATCTTTATACTTGCGGGAACAGCGTTGGGTGTTCTTTATGTTATGGACAAAGCTGGTATGGTGAAACAATGCTCTACGAGTGGAACCGAATTTTATGAGAATCCAGCTAATTCATGTCAAATGCCCACCCGGGATAACCCAATGGCAAATGTACTTATGGGAGACAATCCAAATAGGCATCACGCGTGTAGCTATGAAACTGTAAAAGCTGATGTTGATTCGTTTATCACCGGTAATATTCAATACGGTCATGCCCGTTCCCGTTCAACTCTTCCAAAGTATCAACAAAATGCACTCGCTAGACAGTTTGTCTCTGCACCAGTAACATCTATTCCAGGTGATCAAACAGCGTTTGCCGAATACCTTTACGGTAAGAAGGGGGCGCCCATCTGTAAGAGTGATGGAAGTGTGTGTAACCCGGATGCCCGAGGTGTTCAACTCGAAGCATTTGCTGGTCTTGATCCAAACGGTGATGCAAGAAGAACGGCCACTAGACCCGCGATGTCGTAAATAAATCTCACGTAATAATAAATGGCTTACCAATTGCAGCCAGGTCTTAAAATAGTTGAAAATCCAGCTGTCCCAGTCAACTGTGCGACCGAGGAAGTGTTTGTATATCCTCAGCCCAGTACGTTGAATAATGGTTCGTCGAGACCAAACACTATGTTGTATGGTACGGCGCCATTTATGGCTGGAAAGGGGGCTCCAGCGGAGTTCATCGAGACAAGTGATCAGCTCAGACCCCAATCGACCACTCGATTCAACCGAGTTCTTGCGAAGACGTATGAACAAAACTTGTTCCCATTGCAAAACATGGAATGCAAGTTGCCTCTACGCACTATTAGTTATGAACCAATGAGCACTCGATCTGAAGTACAAAATGGAATGTTTAACCAAAGATACGCAAATAAAAATATCAATAAGAAATAAGAATGGCTGATCCCATATCTGTAGCAGCTATCGCCGGTCTCGTGTACGCAGGTCGAAAGTTGAGTCAGCCAAAGGAGACATATACTATCACACCAGAACAGGTTGCTCCTAAAATCGAACCTTCGTACAAGATAGAGCCAGTGAAGGAACGCCCAATTGAAAATTTAAAACCAACAAAAATGCATGTTGATAACTTTGGGGTCGTGGCTCCACAGTTAAGATCGAGTGGTCAAGAGGTTTTGAACATGCAAAACAGAATGAATGATTACAATCGAATGAACAATGTCTCGCCCGTGGAGAAGAGACTTGTCGGTCCAGGTCTTGGTGTGGACCCATCTGTTCCAAGCTATGGTGGTTACCAGCAGCTTTTGCGTGTTAATCCAGAAAACGTTGGTGCCTATAGACTCACCACTTTACCAGGTAGATCCGGTCCAGCTCAAGATGTTTCGGGTGGCCGCCGCGGTGTCGTTGGTGCTATAGGAAACAATAGACCGGAAAAGACTACATTCTTGCCCGAGCGTCTGCCAATGACTCTTGGTCGCGCACAAGGATTCTCAGGTCGTGTTACACGAGGGAGCCACGAGCGAACAAAGCGAACCACTAACCGGTCACAAACTGGTCTACGAACTGATACTCTTAATGTTGCCCCAGCGAAGAGGTTCATATCCGCGCAGAATGTCTCCCAAGACCCAACGCGTAACAAGAAGGATGGTAACATGGAACAGTATCAATACATGAACCAGACACAGCCGGGTATCCACAGTTTTGCTCACGGTTATCTCGCATCTCCAGAGATCGCCATTGGTGGAAGCAAGGCATACACACCCGAACAGCTCAGTCGTTATGGTTTCCGCCCAGATGAACGTCGCGGTAAGGCGAACCGTAGATCGAATCCGGGGCGTATGAATGTCAGAGCGGGTCCACTCAATCAAGGTGGTATGATTACATCGGCGCGGTCAGATACAACCCGTGTAGATGGTCGCGTGAATCCACTCGCCGGTGGATGGATGCAACAATACACAAACTCATCTTTCCATGATCTCAATACATACAAGGGCAACCAAAACCCACACGCTTCTCAGGGCAGCTTGGGTGTAGCGAAGAGACAACTTATGAACAACCCATACGCGCATCACTTGTGCTAAATTTAGTTTATTTTAGAGTAATACACTCATTAAAATATTGTACATATATTTTAATGAAGGTCCATACCTTAGATATAGATAGCGATGATAGAGACCCCATACTTTACCCGGATTCAGGTGATTATGTTATACACTTAAAAACACCCGTATACAATGTTAAAAATATATCACTCGTGTCAGCGCGTATACCAAACTCACAAACACTCATTAACCAATACAACAATACATTTACTATTGGATCTACAGATATAAGTTTACCTAACGGTCAATACACACTCGCAGAACTCGCAGATGCCATAGACTCTAAGAGTACAAGCATAACAAGTGTTGTAAAAGACACGAGTAACAATACCATATCTTTCTCATTTAGCGGGGCGTCTTCTTTCGATTTTAATACTGGTATTCATGGATTTTCATCGTCTAATACACACACGACACCCCATGATATTCTTGGTTTACCATCGGATGATATACTAACTGATAACAACACTATACATAGCGGTTATGTGAATTTAAATGGACCGGATTCTATTATTCTCAAATTGAGTAGTGGTTCATCTGAATTTAATAAAACTGTGCATTCAAAAAATCCATATTATACCGGTGTCATAATGACAAATGGTTTATACGGTGAAACTACAGCGTATTCCGGTAGCGAGGATCCAATTGATCACGAATTTCATACTGCACCAGAAAACACTATAAGTAATTTGCGTATACAATTGTTTACAAAAAGCAATAATAGACTCATACCATACGATACACGAAACGCAAATCATGTATTAAAATTCAAAATGACGTGTTCTACCGACAAACTCGAAAATGTCCCCCGAGAAAAGATACCAGAAGATGAAGAAGAGAAAGAGGAAGAGGAACCCAAATCTAAAGTTGAAAGATATTCTATTCACGCAACGGAAGATAAACCCGAAGACGTGGATAAATGGAATGCTATCATGACTATAGTTTTTATAATTTTGATTGGATTCGTGTTACTGATGATTCCAAAGAGGAAACCATCGCCTTAGCGGGTGACCGCGTACAATGGTTGCGCTGGCTTTTGGACACGAGTAGACATACGGGAGATCGAGAGGTAGACGACAATCGACAACAAAGTGGTGAACAAGGCAGTGAGCGTGTAGTTCATACCACCGTTCTTGTTGACCTTGACGACTTGGTTCACCAACCAGCGGACGAGGTCCATCCAGGAAAGAGCGGCCGCGAAGGAGAAACCCGCAACGACGGCGTTCAAGGATTGAGATTCGAGCTCTTGGCTAATAAGCGTGACGGTTTCGGCAGCGGACATGGTATATATTACATTTAGAAAATTTATTCTGGGACTAATTCCTCTACAACTAATATCTTCTTGTATTTTTTGGCCTGGTACCCCCTTGTTTTTTTGTCATCCGATTCAGACTCAGATTCCGAGTCTGAATCTGAATCAGATTCATTGACTCTGAACGTTTTATATTCCGTATCCGTCCACCCCTCGGGCTCAGTGTCCATTACTATCAATAGCATTTTTTAAAATCTCTTCGGACGGATTTGTCGGAACCCACTCATCCCAAGTATCATATGCTTCGTTTATCTTATTCATTCCCTCATCATCACCTGTATATCTCGTAAAGTCGCCATCACATTCTTCGAGCACCTCCATATCACTCGTGTCGTCATCACCTTCGTAAATTTCTGGGAAATAAGAACCAATCTTTTGACCAACTTCATACCTCGCACAGTATTTCATCGCGTACTCGACGTCTTTCATGAGAATTGCATCTCTCCCACATGCCTTGGCATATTCACATGCAAGTATCATAGCCCTTTCTATCACTGGTATCAATATATTGGACATTGTCTCCATATATTGATCCATCTGGGTGTTTTCATTGTTTGTTAAATCAAAACCTGTCTTCATTATGTATCAAATAGTAAAGTGCAGATTCCGTTTTCTACTCGGAGTATGTTATAACTTTGAGCATAAACTCTAAGCTGCTTGTCTTTATTTGTCGGATAATCAAAGAGACTCACTCGTGCTATTTGATTTTTTACATAAGAGAAATTCAACTGTCCCGAAGGCTGTATGCTCTGTGGTTCAAGAGCAAAACTATATGTGTAAAATCTCCTGTATACCGTCGTTCTTGAATGGTGTTTCGCTGGTTGAATGGCTCTTAGATGAACCATATTTCCTGTGACTTCATCAAGTATGGTTTCTCCGTCGAATTCGAGTTCAATGTGTTTTACGTGTTCCGAACTCGTGAAAAAATCATACGAGTCTATAAATTGATTTGCGCAATATTGATATGGTGTTGCAAAATCATTCACCGTGTTTGGATCGTTATCAAACTTATCTTGTACCACAAAAAACATTTCTTTCACTGAATTCAAAATATTAAGTTTGATTTCGTGCACTTTACATTCTTGAAGCGTATCTTGTTTGCCATCTGCATCATTTAATTCAAATGTATTAGTTTGCGTCTGTGTTATGAGATAGTCCACGCGTTTAGGAAATGTCTTATCTTCTAGAGTTACCATTTCAGTTGAAAGATTCACACTCTTTATGAGTCCAGTTGGATTTTGGCCGATGTAGTAGGCTGCCGCATCATTACCGATTGGATTATTTAGATCTACTGCAAATATACACTCTTCTGCCTTTCTGAATTTTATAGCTATCTCGACTTCTTGTTTAGTGATGGCATGTAATGGTATAGCCAGTTCTGGGTGTTCATGGAAATAAAATGGAAGGTCGACTCTATATGATGTATCAACCTTTGATGATTGTACTCTATCATCTCGTATACCTGTATATAAATCTGTGTACACTGGGAACACTTGATCTGGTTTACCCACTAACTTTCTGAGTGCAGATTGTTTTGATTGTGTGACAAATATCTCAGAATGAATGGCTAACATATCGGATGGTATTCTTTGGATGAGAGTGCCACCTATATATAAATCAGCGTATTCTATCATGGCTTGTGCTATTGATTCACAATACGTCACGTCGTGGGGTGACAAATTCTGGTCAATGGCTCCGAGTGTGATTTTCAAACTCAAACCTTTCAATAAATCACCTTGATTTTGTGGTATGACACATCTAATTTCTTCACCAAACTCCGCTCGACCAGTAAAATCTAAATCATCATAGAACCGAGCATAATTTCCATGCTTTTTGAAATTTTTTATAAAATACGTATATTCTGGGTCATCGGTAAAAAGTCTGTCCTGTGGTCCCACAGTTTGAATCTGGACTCTACCGGCCATTCTAATATTACACCCTAAAATTTTAACCCAGCCATCCCTCCATTTATTCTCATCACGTTATAATTCGTTGCGTACACATGTAAAGTGTGTGATTGCAAAGAGTTAATCGAGTCATCAAGTTCAACCTCAAGCAATTTGTGTATGACACGGCTCATATTGACTTGCCCAGTTGGATAATAAACACCTGGTTTCATTGAAAAGCTATATACGCCGAATTCATTATTTACATCTATCGAGTTCGTGTAATGTCTAAGTGGTTGTTCCGCGGATAACATGAGATTATCAGCGTCTATCACTGTATTGTTATTAAATTTCAAATGCACATGCTTTATTGGAATGTGTAATTTGGTGACATCATTCTTGGCTAAGAAAAATAACTCTTTTACTGGATGCTTAAAATTAATCATCACAGCACGCTTGGATACACCCGCCTTCATTCGTATTTCTGCGACCTGTGTCTGTGTGATAACGTATTCGATTGGTCGAGTGCGTATGAAATTTTTCTCATCTTCTGTGACGTATACGAAATCACAATACAGACTCATATTCCTTGGTATCATGTCACATGTAATAGATGTAGTATTGTATGTGGACAAACCAGTATCATATTCTACCGTCAACTCATCGGCTGGTTTCAATTTAAGCTTTACTTCTATGATGTGAACATCTAGACCACACGTCGGTATGGCGAGACTTGGATGGTCTTTGAAATAAAATGGTAACTGTATTTTGTATTTTTGAAAGTTTGTATACGAATCATATGTTGCATCGTTTACGATTGGGTATGAGTTATGAAGGGTTGTCGGCACAAGTGTAAAATTCGTGTCATTATCGGTATAATTAAGTTGATTATACATGTATATGTAATCACCTGTAATTCGTTGAATAGTCTGACCACCTATGATTAAATCTGCATATTTTATCATCTTTGTGGGTGTAGATGTATTCCAACGAATTTGTTTAACATATAGAGGCAATCGGTAGGTGTTATCATTTTCTGGTCGTATGTACACCAAACTGTAATTTCCGACAATGTTTACTTGTATCTTGATTCTTAGTATGTGATCACCCCCATCTAATTCATATGACCAGTCGTTTACACCTATACCGTTCAAAACTTCAAATTTTTCAGAACTTGTAAATGTATATTCAACACCCTGGTGCACGACAAGTGAATTTGTAGTACTCCCGTCTAAAAGAATATCACCGGGGTTCACACCCTTTTCGAGACTGAATGAACGATTATTTTCACTCTTAGGTATGGGTGGAGGCAGGTCGACACTTAATGTTAAACCCTTCAGCATATCCCCGGTGTTATTTTCTATTCGAGCCATGGCTTCACTTCCAGGCTCGTTGAAACGTTCAAACGGAATTTCAACTTGTTCAAATGCAAACTTTGTGTGTCGCCTAAATCTTGATATAAAATGTGAGTACTGTGGTTGCTCAGTGAGCCACCTGTCCTGAATGCCTCTGACTGCGAGTGATAGTTTACCCGACATTCCTATTATTTGTGAGTAAAATTTTGTGAATTAAAACGATACGGTATTTTAGAATGAACATTCAGTTGCGAAAATTCAATCCAGCTAAAATGGACGACGACAGAATTTGCGTCTTTATTGGAAAACGTAACACAGGTAAATCTACATTGGTTAAGGATATCATGTATTACAAGAAACACATACCAGCTGGGATAGTTCTCTCGGGTACAGAGGAAGGAAATCACTTTTACGGAAATTTCATACCAGACGTGTGTGTCTACGGTGATTACGACGGAGAAGCTGTTGACCGTGTTTTGTCCAGGCAGAGAAAACTCGTTGGAACAAAAGGAAAAAACAAAACAAATGGAGCCTTCATGCTCTTGGATGATTGTATGTATGACTCAAAGTTTTTGAAGGAAACACGGATTAGACAATGTTTTATGAATGGTCGTCACTTTAACATATTCTTTATGTTGACGATGCAATATGTGATGGACCTACCACCCGCTTTGCGCGCCAATGTGGATTACGTCTTTATTCTACGTGAAAACATCATACAAAACAGAGAAAAGTTATATAAGTCATTTTTTGGTATATTTCCGTCCTTCGACATGTTTTGTAAAGTGATGGATCAATGCACAGAAAACTACGAATGTCTTGTATTAGACAACACAGTAAAAAGTAATAAAATATCAGACTGTGTCTTTTGGTACAAAGCGAAAATTAGAACTGGGTTTAGAGTTGGGAGTCCCCAGTTGTGGAGTATGCACAAGAAAACATACAATCCAAAATATTTAGAACAGCAGGAGGCGGATGCAAAGAAGGCTACCAAAAAAACACACCTTACGGTCACTAAACGAAAATCATGATGCGTCACTCACCAATTTCAAAAAAGTCGGTTAACATTAAATGTCTACCGACGTGCGGACGTTGAATCTTTCTGATAATGACGATGGTATGGTTCCAATCACGACATCATTTGTGCAAAACAATCAACCTGAAAAAAATGTGAGCCAAAATAAAGAAATGACCATGGATTCCACCGCCATCGCTGATATTATGGGTCAGCCAGAAATGCCACTTGAACCACCAATGATGGAGTCTGATCCACGGGTCCAGCAGCCAGTTGTTATGCAACAACCCATGATGATGCAACCACAGCAACAGCAACAACAAGCTGCCCCCCAAACTAAAAATCCATTCAACCTTACTGATGAGCAGATGCAAGCCGTCGTCGTTGCGGCGTGTACTGCGGCTGCCATTAGTAAGCCTGTACAGGAAAAGCTCGCCAATTACGTGCCCCAATTCTTGAACGAACAGGGACACAGAAGCATGGTTGGCCTTGCGGCAACCGGCGCTGTGGCGGCTGGTATTTTTTATGTTCTTAAGCGATATGCTTAATAACTCACGCGATACACGTAACGAGCGCCTTCATTAAATATGTTGGCGCCAATCAAACCGCCAATAAACGCGGGTATCAAAAGCGCCAAAGATTTTCCGGTGCTTCTGATATCTTTGCCGAACGATCGAAGATCCTGTTTGACTTTACCCATGGAACTTATGAAAATAGACGCGATAGCGTACGCGATACCACACGCCAACACAATAAACTTGTGATCAACACCGAATTTGCTAAGATTGAGACGTCCGTAACCACCTCTGGCGAGCAAGTTCAACGTGACTGGTATCAACACGAGTATAAGCGCACTCACAATCCATGGCTTCGATTCATCGCTCGTTTTCTCTGCTAATACTGGACTCAACATTATCACGAGACTCGAAATCCACATGAATATGAAAGTAAAGAGTTGTGTATTCATTTACAATATGTATACATTATTTATCCTGGATGTGCTTTCCACAAAATTCGGTTTTCTCTGGTATTTCTTGGTAAATACCTATAGCAACACACATTGATTTGAGTTTATCATATTTGTCCCAATAATCTGGACTGTGTGCATACTCATCGACGCATCCATGTGCGAGTTCGTGGATTAACACGTGCATGATTTCGTTTGGTTCTCCGTCTATACACAGACCTATTTCATGACCCTTGTTCACGTTGTATCCCACACTCCCCTGTTGCGCTCTATGATGGGCCGTGATTGGAACTTGTTTCACCAAGTGTGAGAACTCTTCGTTACCAGATGTCCGTATGTGTTCCCTGAGAAGCGTGTATCGCTCCTTAACGATACGCAATTTTTCTGGTTCTGTCGTGTGTAGGTATATGTATACGTTTAATATAAATAAAATAAGTATGAGTATCATCTCTTATATACAAAGATAAATTTAGAGTATAGTTCAGATATAGGATTCCCAGACATGGGTTCCCATGAATTGAGCCTAAATCCTAATTTTTCTAAACGCGTGACTAACAGGTCTCTATGTGCTATTGGCTCCGACTTTGCGCCGTCTTGGTAATACGGTGTGTCTTCGAGGTGGACAAACAATTTTTCACCAAATTGACCATTACTCGTCGATTTCATGAGAAAGAAGCTTTCACTTCCGTATTTAAGAGGCGTTTTAAATATAATTTGATTTGAATCCGGTATGATACCGATGAGTTTACCACCCGGTTTCATTCGTCGAGCTATTTCACGGGTAGTTTCTTTAAAGAGTTCTTCACTCGAAAATATGTAGTGAAGTGAAAAATTGTAACACACTGCGTCATACTTTCTGTTTGGTGTGGACATGATGTCTCCTAGGTAAAAATTCACTCGCATCTTGAATGTCTTTGCCCTTGATTTGGCTTCATCCAGTGCATCACTGAGTGGTTCACACGCACTGAGATTCACATTACAGTGTTTGTATTTACCGAGATCCCCACCGAAACCACACCCCACATCCAACACGGCATCACCTTCCCTGCACACTCTCTGTATGAGTTCGCGCTTCTCCGAGTTGTGATGCTTCCGTATGCATTCCATGTAACCGTTTTATATTTTTTCAACACTCGTTTGACTTAGGCATCATTCGTGATAAAGACGAGTCTTTTCTTTATGTGTATGATTTATACATGGTGTGTGGAATGGATTTTAAAGTAACACCATACTTTTTCAAAATTTAAAACACAAAAAAAAATTTTTATTTTTTACACTTTCTTTTAAAAGAAAAAAGTTTTGAAAATAAAAAAAAATTTTTAGAAACTTTCTTTTAAAAGAAAAAAGTTTTGAAAATAAAAAAAAATTTAGAATTAAAATATTCTCATAAAAATTTTATCTGACTTTATGTCTCCACAAGACCAATTGTAAACGTAACAGTGGTTATAGCCACTTCCTTCCATGAACTTGGATGTACGAAGTATGTCTACATCTAACCCAACGTCGAGTGTGTTGTACACATCGATACCGACATTTCGAGCTAATATGACTGCATCTTTTAGGTCTCCTTTCCCCGTGTCGTAGAACATATACGCCTGTTTCACATGTGTACCAGTTTTCACCGATGTGTAAGGGACGCAATAATAAGACGTAAAGTGACCAGTTGAATCATCGATGTATGAGTATACTATGTCTTCAACAGGTAATAACCAGCGTTTGACGTAGGCTTCATCTATGACTGGAGCGACTGCGTACCTTGACATGTGTTTGGATAACACACCCGCGACCCTTTGTACATCGGTATCTGTGATAAGTCTATGTGAGCACGAACCAGACACGATGTGTGGTCTTTCTCGTTCTTGTGAAAATTTAGCCTTGTTAAGTTTGGGTACATTTAAAAGCCTGTGCCAATAACTGGTCTTCGTGAGTGGTGCCGGAAGTTTTGCGACGGCCGTGTATACTGCCTGCCATATACCGCGTACATTTGCCATTCTACGTATTTCAGATATAAGAAGTGGTGCAAGTCTTTTATCACGAAGCGTGTCGTGTACACACAAGAAATTTATCTGTAATACGTCTACAATATCATCATGAAATTTGTATTTACACGGCATCCCAGAAATGAAACCCACGAGCTTACCACTCGACCTCGTCCTAAGACCGAGATTCCATTCCGGGTCTGTCGCCCACTCGATAAACCGTTTTGAATACTCGAGTGAAAAATGTTCATCTCGTATGTAATGCGAACTGAGTAAATCACTCACTTCGTCTATGGAACACGTCGACCACTCAAACTCTTCGGGTAAATCAATGGGTGTTTTGTTCACATCTCTCGATGAATCAATCTCACCCACACCATCCTTCAACACAGGTTGTGTATCCCAGAATGTATGTACCATTTAATATAGATGTGTATGTATTTTTTAAGTCAGCTTAAAGTTTTGTGTGCATATTAACTCAGAAATGTCGCTCGAACAAGATTACACCACAGTCCCAGGCCAGCTCTATGCTTGCCTCTCCGTTGTTGGTCCGGAATGCCCTCAGAAGAATGATAAATTTGGTATCAAAATCAGAGGAGCTTTTTCTACTCGAGAAGAAGCTGCAAACCATGCAAAACGTCTTCAAAGAGAAGATGCGACTTTTGATATTTATGTTGTAGATATGTACAAATGGTTGTTGATTCCACCAGACCCCACCGTCATCGATGATGTTCACTACACGAATGAAAAGTTGGAAGAACTCATGAGTGGGTACAAGGAGAATCAAGCTATGGCGGCAAAGATGTTCCAAGAGCGTAAGAGAGACATGATGGAAAATCCAAATAACACATACATTAAACCAGGTGACGAAAATTCAAAGTACTACACGAAGCCAGATGAAGCGCCGATTAGTCACCCATCAGAGGTACTTGAACGCCTCAGGAAGGAGAAACCGGATGCAAATATGGAAGATCTCGTGAAGGAAGCCGATGAAATTGTCGCCAAGGAGATTGAAGAACGACGTAAGAAGCGTGAAGCTGAAGAGAGCGTTGAAGCGAAGGTGACTGTAGGAGATGAAGTTGAAAAGGGTGAAGAAGTGAACTCTGCGTAAATAACTAAAAAAGATATAATGCTGATCGGTATCCCTGATCACCATTATTGAATATATTCTGGTTAAGTGTATAAACACGAAACACTTAAACGGAACACATTTTATCCTGGGCGAAGAATGACCGGTTGCATAGTCTTACCCATAAAAAATCCTAAAATAAAAGCCACAAATATCACTATGTACGCTGTTTTGTCTAGATTTGAAAAAATATCAATTTTTTCTTGGTATTGTGTGTGTGGAAGTGGAGCCGATGGAGGTGGAGGATAGTAATACAAGGGTTCTTGCTCATTCTGTTCATCCTCTATTGATTCTTCCTTTTGAAGGACATCCGGTGTATACTCAAGTGGATTTCCTATATCACTCTCCATTTTATAAAATCGAGTTTTATTTTTTTAAGTACATTATTCCTCATCTTCATCTTCATCTTCATCAACAATAAAACCAGCTAAATTACCATTTTCATCTGCATCTTCTTCGTCGTCTGATTCAGATTCGGATTCAGATTCCGAATCATAATCATCTTCATCAAAATCGGAATCTTCTTCATCTGTGTAATCGTCTTCAACTTCTTCAAACAGTTCAAGGCGCTCAGGGGGCTTGGAAACACGGCCAGAACGGGTTCTAATGCTAGACATTTACAATATTTAATCATTACATCTTTAAGTCATTCAACCTTTCTATTATTGTGTTCAGTTTACTCATTATTTCATTGTTTTTGGAGTACATACCGAGTTCTTCTAGGTTATGCATCGATCGTTCTATAAGTTTATTCGAAATATCAGAATGACCCTTGAAATCTACCGCCATGTGTAGATTTGCTACAAATTCTCTATACAATATACCGTTCACATGTGCATACTCTCGCACATCTCGTATGATTTCTTCGACCGGATCCATCTTTGTTTTTATTTTTGATATCCTCGAAGATATATAGATTACAGCTAATAAAACAACTACTGTAATCATATTTATAATTTAGATACTATCTTATCTATAAGCCTGTGTTTCCTGTTCACACATTTACAAATTTTTTGAATTTCATTTTTGAATATAGAAAAATCAGATTGTGTAGAACACATTGGGCATGTGTGGTTTGTCTTGACGAGCTTCTTTTTACCCTTCACATTCTCTATAGTGTGTATTTCGAGGTTATCATCTTGAACCATGTATTTTTTGATATATGTCTTAAGGTCTTCACGTACATCCTCTCTTGGTTTTTCGATTGGTTTCTTCTTTGGAAGAGGTTTGTATTTCGTGACCTGTAATTTTTCGACAATCGATGGTGGTAACTGATGTCTTCGTCCAGAGAAATCCTTACAAAAACCATAGAAACGCCCTTTCATTGTTTCGCATCTACAGAAACACTTTTGAAATATAGTGTCTCCTAGTATGTGAAACCATACATGATTTGAACCGTGGCTCCGTTTAGTGTTTTCACAATACCTAGATGTTGTCGCCACGAGGTAACTATTCTTTTCTCGGTATAGATTTTTTACACGAGCGTCTACTTGACCTTCCATGTGTCGACGTATGAATGTTTCGAGTAAAGCGCATGTTTCTGGATCTTTTAGTTCATCTTTCAATTGACTCGCGGTGAATGAACCTTCCTTCTTTTTGTATAAACCTTCGATTATGTTGGGTTCGGTACATTCACTCCTAAGAGTCGCCATAAACATAATTTCGAGTGTTGGCTCCGGTGATATATTTTGGAACATAGCAAGTGGGCCATGTTTGTACATAAGTATAGGCAAATACTCACTTTGCGTCTCCTTTCCTCTATCGCATCCAGAGCACCCTTTACCATTACATTCCTTGTGTGTGACCCATTTGTGTGAAAATGGCATTCTAAACCCACTCCCCCGTGTATTTCGTTCATTGCTTCCATACACAGACAAGTCGACAATGTCATTCCAATCTTTGGAACCATATGCAATATTCAGTGTGTTTATCACATGTTCCCTGAGAGCTAATGCTGAAGATCTATTTACAGCAAAATCCGGCCAATTTATATGTACACCAGTTTTCATGAAATCACCTACCTTTTTTGGTTTTGAAACACATACGAGTGCATCTTTACCCCCATACTTACTGACTTTGTCGCATATCACTTTACACACACGTTTTATTTCTTCTATCGTGAGAATATCATCATCTTTGTAATCGAGATCGACGAAAAAATTGTACGCATCTATTGTTTTTTGTTCTACGAGATACACTTTTTCGTTTAATGTGATGCATTCAACGTATTTTTCATAAAATTCCTTCAATCTATCAAATGGTACGGACAGCACGCCGCCGTCCATGAACACATGTGATGGATTGGGGTTCTTTCCAAGAAAGCCATGCTCTTTGCACCACTCCTTGAACATACTTACCATTAGTTCGAGTTATTCTTTTAATCTTCTTCAAAGCTTCTCCACATAGATTTCCTAAATGAGATATCTGGATATGTAGGTTCATCTTCTGATAGTTTTTTCTTCAACATTAAAAGTTCATACACTTTGTCTTCTTTGTGTTCTTCAATATATTCGTTTGCGCGTGTGGGTGTGTATGAATGCCTACTTACGAGCAAATCGTGTATTTGCATTAAAATGTAGCTCTTTGACTTCATTATTTTATAGCAAAGGATTTTCTATTCAAAGATGTAACACACGCATAGAACTCGGGGTTTTCGAGTACATTTTTGGTGATACGATCCCATTGCTTCTTCATTCTGAACTCCTGAAGAGTGTCAAATGACATAAAATCATTCTCGTCATGCGTACGTTTAATAGGTTGTTTTTGTATTTTTTTAGCTATTGTCTTTTGTTTTTCGTCATTGAACTTTTTAACGAGATCAACTTGTTCTGGTTTCGTATAATTTACGAAAAAAATAAATACATTATATTCCAACTCAACAGTCGGACTTTCTTTTACTGTAAATTTAAATTCTGTATATTCGCCTTTCTTTAAAGAAACGACACCACGCGTTTCTTCTTCGAGTTCACGAAGAGCACATCGAATAGGATTAAAAATCTCTCTTCGACGACACCCTCCGGTCACGAATATCCAGTCTTTAAAGCGCTTATCTCTCACTGTTAGGAATTTGGGTTTATCACTTGTAAATGTTACCGGTACTGCTATCGCTTTATATTTCTTCATTGCGCTGATCGCAAGTTATAATCGCCAGAGATGTTAATTTTCTTTGGACTCGGCAACATTTTTGATTGGGACCTCTTCCTCTTCCTCTTCTTCATCTTCATCATGCTCTTGAATAACATGGTGTTGATTGGGTGGTGGTGTGTGCGCTTGAACGATTTTATTACAGAAACCTTTAATACTTTCGATATCACTCTTTGCCTTTGTAAACTCCTTATACATGTAAAAGGTAGCCGCGATACATGCGATTATAGCTACAATCGTGAGAGTCTCTCTATCAAAAGAGATCATACTTTTGTGTAATAGAAACGTTGAATTTTTTTAAGTAGCTTCCTCCTGGTTAATGGGAGAAATGAATTTTTCGAGTGTCCTGGATTTTGGATCATACGTGAGTATAAACACAAAACCTAAAAGGAATAAATACTTCCAAAGCATTTGTTATTAGTATCTAATTTAATTAGAATACATGAGGCCACCCATACCGTTCTCTATGCGCATAATGTTATAGTTAACGGCATACATGTCTGTATCAAATGTACCAGAATCCGTCACGAAACGGGCGGAATCTAAACGACTGAAGTTAAGCGAACCAGTTGGTTGAAGCTTGAATGTTTCGAGGCAGAATGGGTACAAGAAACGATCGGCAACCGCTGTGTCCATGTAATTGTACGCCGCATGGTAATAAAAGGAACACGCGGTATAGTGTGGGTTAGCCTTTTTACCATCAGTAACGTCGGTACCGTTTATTTGCAGTCGGATATTACCAGCATCAAAATCAACGTTACCA